TGCAGATTGACCGCCGCTCGTTCGAGGTCCGCGCAGCCGTCGAGGGCAACACCGTGTCCGGGCTGGCCATTCCCTACGAGACCGATTCCCAGCCGCTTCCCTTCATTGAGACCATCCAGCGCGGAGCGTTCGCTGCCGACATCGGGAAGCGGAACGTGTCGCTGCTCGTCGAGCACGACGGCGGGCGCGTGCTGGCCGACACGCGCAGCGGCACGCTCGAGCTCGAGGAGACCGAGCGCGGCGTGACGTTCGCTGCTCGGTTGCCGGACACCCGCGACGGGCAGGACATGCGCGTCCTTCTGCGCGACGGCATCTACCAAAACATGTCGTTCGGGTTCGCGGTCGACAAGGACGAGTGGGCGGGCAACCGCCGGACCGTCGTGTCGGCCCGCCTTTACGAGGTCAGCCTTGTCCACACGCCCGCCTACGAGGCGACCGCAGCCGCGGTCCGGGCGTTTCACACTTCCACCGGGCTCGTCGCTCGGTACCTGCGGCTGCGGATTGGAGACCTGAAATGACCGTGACCCCCGAAGCACTCCGAGAAAAGCGTGCGCAGCTCGTTGCTGCGTGCGAGCAGTACGCCGAAACCGCAACCCCCGAAGCCGTTCGTTCGTTCGACCTGGCCGAGGAGGAAATCCGCGCTATTGACGGGCAGCTCGAGAGCCTGTCGATCCGCAGCCGCCTGGACGCCGTCAAGGCCAAGAACGGCCAACTGGTCGGCCGTCCCGAGGTCCGCAACGGCGGCAACGACGCCGACCTGATGCGTTTCTTCGCCACCCGCGGCCGCGAGGGCAGCGGAAACATGGAACTGCGCACGACCCTGACGGTCGGCACTGCTGCCACCGCTGGCAACACCGTGCCCCAGTCGGTGATGACTGGCGAGTTTGTGAAGTGGCTGGACTGGGTCGACCCCGTTCGCAAGCTGGCGACCGTCCAGACTGTCCCGAACAACCTGCGTCTGCCCGTCATCGACTCGCGCACCACTGTCTCGGCTACGGCCGAAGCAGCGGCATACAGCGAATCAAACTTCACCACCATCGTGAAGACATTCGCTGCCTACAAGGCCACCGCCACGACGCCGGTGACCGAAGAACTCCTTTTCGATGCGTCGATCGACGTGGCAGCCGAGGTGGTCGCTGACCATGCGCGTGCACACGGCAAGTTCCGCGCTCAGCGGCACATCGTCGGCAGTGGGTCGTCCCAGGAACAGGGCTTGATGTACGACGACAACCTCTGGCAGTACGTCGTAAAGACTGGCGCTACCGCCAATACGGTTGACTTCGACGACGTAATCGACCTGTTCAACCAGGTTCCCAGCGCCTACGCCCAAAACGGCAGCTGGATCATGAACCAGGCCACCTGGGCTAGCCTGCTGAAGCTCAAGGCGTCCACTGCCGGTACCTACCTGTACGACGGCATGCAGGGCATGCTGCTGCAGGACGGTGCCAGCGGCATGCTCATGGGGCGCCCGGTCTACATCAGCGAGTTTGCCGACGTGCACAACGCCGCTTCGGCTCGCCTGCAGGTGTTCTTCGGTGACCTCGCCCGCGCCTACCGCATCGTGGACCGCCGCGAAGTGCAGTTCATCGTCGACCCGTTCTCGAACAGCGGCACGGGCATCATCAACTACCGCAGCTCGATGCGCTCCGACGCGCAGATTGTCGACAAGCGCGCCGGTGGCGTGATCGTCAACAAGGCCTGATCAGACGCAAGTGACCCCCTTGGGCCGGGGGGGGGAAACCCCCTCCGGCCTTTTCCAAAATGCCAGCACTCACCACCAGCGACATCAAGAGCCACCTGCGCATTTTCCACGCGCAGGATGACTCGTACATCGGCAACATCCTGCTGCCTGCCGTGCGCGAGACCATCGAGCGCTGCACCGGTTTGGCCATGCAGGCGCTCGAGCGTTCGTACAAGGTGTCCGAGGAAGGGGACACTTGGGTGGTGCTCCCCATTCAGCCGGTCAACACGGCGTCAGCCATCACGGCGGTCTACGTCGATGACGACTCGGTGACGCAGACTGAGAACCCGGAACAGCACTGGGACGGCGAACGCGTGGCTGTTCTGATCGAGGACGGCTGGAACCGTCCTGTGACCATCAACTGGAACACGTTGGTGGGTGACCACTACATCAACATGCTGGCGCTGCAGCTGTGCGGGCGCCTCTACGCCGACCGCGGCGACAGCACCGGCGCCATTCAGGGCAAGGCGCAGGAAATGCTGTTGGCCATGCTCGGAGAGCACGGGGTGCACTGATGATCCCTCGAGGCATGTTCCGACACGAGATGGCGGTGCAGAACTACACCGCGTCGGTCGACACCTACGGGCAGGCCACCAAGACTTGGTCGACCGTGGCCACCGTGTTGGGCCACATCGAGTCCGCCGACGGGCGGTCCATCGACTCAGTCGACATCAACCGCGGACAGACCGCCTGGCGGCTCGTCCTGCCCTGGATCGACTCGGTGACCGTCAAGAGCCGCATTCTGCTGCGCGAGACTGGAAAGACCGATCGCGTGCTCGAGGTCACCGGCGTGCTGGACCCGACGCTGCGCCGAATGGAACTGCACTGCGAAGCCCTCGAGGTGACGGCATGAGCTTCCGCCGCGGCGCCGAATTCAATTCGCCGGAGCACCTGCGGGCGTACGAGCGTTTCATGCAACGCCAGGTCAACGCTTCGGAAAACCTGGGCATTATGCGGGCTGGCGCAAGCGCTCGCGCCCAAAAGGCATTCCTGGACGCCGAAATGGTGTTCCTGACGTTGCCCGACCGAGTCAGCCGGAACCTGTACAAGCAACTGTTGCGGCGCAGCCTGAAGCGTTTGGCGACCACGTACAAGCAAAACTGGCTGACGCACGGCGCCACCCATCGCAGCTACGGCGGGCAGGAAAGTTTGCGCAAGGCGTCCAGCAAGGTCATCCAGTCGATGGGTGACACCCGCGGGCTGAAGACGACCAGCCGCACCGGCTTTCGGTACAAGCGGCGCCCCAGGTCGTACATCGCTCCGATCGTGGACAGCGGCCGGGCCCAGTGGCACATCAAGCGCGACACCTACCGCGATTTCCCGCCCTCGGTACTCAAAGAGGACTTGGCGATCGTCATCGAGACGCAGCTGACCGAACTGGCCCGCAAGGCGCGGATGAAGGTGTCGAAGAAATGAGCATCGAAACCGCACTACGGCGCAGGATCACCGACGACCTGGGCGTATCCGGGCTCGTGAGCACCCGCGTGAGCCCGGAGTGGCGACGCGAGGGCACGGCGCTGCCTGCCATCGTCTACAGCATCGACGCCCGCACGCCGGTGCGCACGTTGACCGGGACGACCGAACTGGCCGAGTTCTCGGTGGCCATCGACTGCATCGCCACGTCACTGTCAGGCGCTCGAGCGCTGGCGGCTGCCGTGTCTGCCGTGTTGAACGACAACACCACCTACGGCACGGTGGACGGCACCAAGATCCAGTGGAGCGCCACCGACGGCGAGGACGTCGAGCGCATGGACGATCAGGAAGGCACGGACGACGGCCCGCGGGTGGTCCGTCAGACGTACCGCATTTGGGCAACAGGAGGCTAAGACATGGCATTCATCGCAAACGGCACAACCATCAGCATCGGCGGGACTCTCGTGGATGCCACCGATATCAGCATTTCGGCCAGCAGCGCCGTTGTGGACGCTACGGCCCTCAACTCGGTGCTTAGTAGGGCCATCCAAGGCCGTCCGACCGTGACGGGGTCGGCGACAATCCACACGGACAACGCAGTCGGGCTGACGCTCGCGCAGAAGTTCTGCGGGGCGACTCCCAATACGGACTCCGTTTCGGTTACCATTGCTGCCAGCGGCGCTGGTAACGGTGGTGTCGACTTCACCGGCTCGGCCATCATCACCGGCTACAGCCCGACCTACACCAACGACGCCGTGCACTCGGCGACCGTGACCTGGCAGTACGTCGGCGAAATTACGGCGGCTCGGGCATGACCTGGCGCACGTTCACCAGCGAGGCAGTGGCCGGTTACCCGGCCGTGCTCGAGGTCCGGCCCATTACGGTCGGCGAGTGGCGGAAGGTCGAGCAGCTGGACGAGGACGCCAAACAGGCGTTCGTGCTCGAGTCCTGCACCCGGGTGGACGGCGTGCCGGGCTCGACGGCGCTGGACGTTCACGTGGCCATGGCACTCGTCCAGGGGGTGATGGCAAACCCTTGGAGTGGACCGCAGCCGACCGCATAGAGCGGCTGCTGACGGTCCTGGCGTACGGGCTGACTCGTCAGCCCCAAACGGTGGTGGAGCCTTGGCGCAAGCCTGGGCAGACTGACTGGATGGCAACCCTCGGGAAGGTGGCAACGTGGCGAAGCTAGGACTCTCAATCGGGATCGACGCCGACGTGACCGGCCTGCGCAAGATGGGCCAGCAGGCCACGGCGCAGCTCGAGGGCATCCGCGGCCAGTTCAACCGCATGCAGGGCCTGTTCGCGGCTGGAATGGCGTCTCCGCTGTTTCAGGCCATCGGCAGCTTCTACGAGGCCAACCGCGAGGCCCGCAAGACGTTGGCGGAACTTGTCCGGCCATTCTCAGCGCGAATCGTCGAGGCGGAAGTGTCCGCAATGCAAGCCAAGATGGTTGCCGGGCAGCGCATGGTCGGGCTGGGCATGGACGAGATGGAGGCCGCCAGGATTAGGCGTGACGCCCAAAAGGAAATTGGCACCGGCCTGATCGCCGAGGGCCCTGGCGGCATGGTGTCCAAGAGCGCCGAAAGTTTCTTTACGGCGCCAGGCGCGTACATCACCAACACTGTGCGAGGTTTCGAGCAGGCGCTTAGCGGATCGTTGCAGGCGACCATGGTCAACGCCCGCGACGCTTTGGGCGGCGCGTCAATGACCGACCTAGAAAAGATGCAGATACAGGCCGCCGGACTCCGCAGCCAACTGGGCTTTGCCATGGCAACCGGTAGCGGCGAGTCGGTCGAGTCGCTGAACATGCAGCTGCTGCGCGTGCTCGAGCAGATCAAGCAGAACACGGATAGGAGTCGCTAATGGCATGGAACGTACAACGCCTGCATAGCCAGCAGACACTGAACATCGGTACCGAGCCCACCGAGGCGGTCCACACAACTAGGTTCTTGATCGCCCAGGATGATCCGGCGCACGTTGGTTCCAGCGAAGACAGCTGGAACGTGTTCAACGCGATCAAGGCGCAAACTGCACCGTTCAACGAAATTGAACCCTTGGGCGCCCGAATTGCCGTGGGCACATTGGACGCTGGCCTGGCGCAATTCATTGTCCAGGACTTGCGCATCGAGACGCACCCGGACCGCGCCAACACCTACCTGGTCACATCAACAGCGCGTGGCCCGTTGGTGGGTGTCAGCCTGTATCGAGGAATCAAGACATCCCAACAGAGTGGGCAACGTCTAACAGCGCAATACATTCAACCGGCTACCGCGTCATTCCCTGCGGATGGAACCATCGCCTGGCCACCAACTACGGTGATCGCCAACGGGACAATCACGAATATCATGGGGACCCCGTTCCAGCGACCAGTTCGGCAGAACGTTTTGCGCGTCGAGTTCATCGTTCACGACGCCAATCCAGCCTTGGGCTACACCAATGTTCCGGCTGACCCGACCGTGCACCTGAATAAACGGAACTCGGCACTTTTCTTAGGACTGCCCATTGGTTCGGTGCTGTTCCAAGGGTACGAGCGTCGCTACGTGACGGATTTGGTCACCATGGATGTTTACACGTTCGTGTTTGACGAATGGTTCCACCTAGAGCAGATCCCCATGCGAAATCCAGTCGATGGATCGATTTGGATAGATTCATCCATCAGCCTTGGCGGTTCGACGATGAAAGCCAGCTCCAAGGCCGTTTGGTACCAGCCATATCCTGATACAGCAGCATTCCATACGGCTGGTGTCATCCTTCCCACGGAAATCATCGCACTCCTAGCCGCACCGGCACCGAGCTGGCCATGACAGGATTTCTGCAGCCAAGCGTTTACGCTCCCATCGGCCAGTCGGCTGACTCCAACAACCTGATGGTGGAGGCTGCCCAGTGGGTTACTGCCAATAGGGCATCATTGCAGAGATTGCTGGTGCAAGTGGGTTCGGTGGTGTCATGGCATCCCATGAAGGTCGTTAGCAGCAGTTCGTTGGGATCAAAC